AAATATATCATGCTCATCCATCTGCACCAATGGCTTGTCCAACACCGTGATCAGGCGTTTGATTGATGCCATATAACCATATTTAGTCCCTTCACGAAGCTTTTTCTTCTTATATAAAAAGAGTTTTATTATGTACTCATTCTGTTGATCCACACTATCCTTAATCTCTGCCGGTAGCGTATTGATTCTTTCCATAACCACATCTATCGTCTTGTCAACTATCACGCGCTCCAGAATTTGGATTAAATCAGCAGCAATATATGCTGACATGGCAACGATTACATCATTAATAACCTGTGTTTTAACATTCTCATTTGTCATAGATATCCTCCTTTTCCTTGCTTAAGAAGGGTATATATGATATACTTATCTTAAGCAGAACGGCGGATCATGGTACCTTGGGCGGTTAATGATCTGCCTGTTTTTTTGTTACTGTGTTCTGTTTCCATCGGCTTTTCTCCTTTCTTCTCTAAACCATTTGCCATCACCTTTAAGCATCCTGGTCCTTGTTTCATCCCAATCTGCACAAAGCTGTGCACTGTATTTATTTAGAGCTACTTCACATTCAATTTCAAAGTGTTTCAATCTATATCTTCTTTTTATCAGACTATTTAAACGAGCTGCTACCGAGATGTTTTGGCTGCTCACTTGCAGCATTTCTCGCAACTGTTTGCTCGTATACATTCCGCAGTACGTATTTCTGTCGTACAATTCATATAAATTAACTTTATTCATTTTTTCTTCCTATCTTGGTATCTTTCCAGTTTTTTCACATAATGCCAGGTAATTATCCACCGCTAAACGAAATTTTTCCCGCAAATCGCGTATATTGGAGGAATGAAAACTTACCAAATCAGAGCAGTTAGAAAGAGTTCCCACATATATCATTTCTTTGGAATCATATTCGATTTTTGCTTCATAACCTTTGTATGTCATAAAATCTCTCCACTAAATTTCAGTTTTACTGCATAACGTTATTAATTTTATGCAACTTTATCCTCTGCCTCCAGGAAGGCTGCAACAGCCTTTTTTATCAGCCACGCTATGGTTCTTTCATTCTTCTGGCAGTAAGCCACTACTTGCCGGAGCTGCACAGGATCCATGCTCACGCTCTGTCTGACGGCTTTATCTTCTGCTTTCTTCTTCGGTCTTGCCATATCACTACCTCCCTTTCCGTATGCTTATTAAATTTTGGGTTATTTCAGTTTACCGATGATACCAAACCATCTTGCCATCAGCCATTTTCAATTCTACCTTATCAGGATAGTTATCACTATCTTTGCAAGCATGGAACCTCATATCATGAATTTCCAACGCAACCTTATGACTATCCTCACATTTTTTACATTCATTCTTATCTTTGTACTTCGTTCCGCAATGTTCGCACACATATAGCTGTAAACTCTTCATTATTTACTTTCACCTCAATCTTAACTTTCAGTTTAGCTCACTCATACCCTTCAAAGCTCAGTTGTCCAGGTGTGTCCCTTTCTTCCATCCACCAGCTAAAAACGTCATTCCCGTCTTTCCACCTAGGTTTTCTTCCTGTTCCATCATTCCTCATCACTTCCAGCATTTTGTCAAAAGCTCTGATATACGCTCGCTTGTATGTCGGGAACATGGAAAATTCAAAATATCTGTTTTTTCCTGCCATCGGACAGCCTACGCAACCACATCTTGAAAAACCCATGTTATAAAGCGGATTGATATGAATTCCTTCACCAGCAATGAAGCGTGCTATATCGTAGTCCGTCCACTCTATTATTGGATTGCAAACGGTTTTGGCTTTTAACTCGCATTTTTCGATGAATTTTCTTTTCTTTGAGTTATCATTCATCAGCATAATTTCTGAAATACCCGGAATTGTCATCTGCTCAAATTCTTCGGTTTCCCCTTGATTTTCCGACATTTCCGAATCAGATATTTTTATCCTATCTTTTTTAGTTTTCCCTAATACCTCATACTCTCCCCTATCAGCCCTTGCGCTGCTTTCATCCCACCGCACGCCTGTCGCTATCATTCTGTTTTTACAAGCGTCTTCTTTCAGGTATGCACAACAATATCTCGCCGTCCTGGTTGGCGGCATTTTCTTTTTTACAATCAACTGCCACATCGAAAGGGCCGGGTATTGGATTGTACATTTAATTCCATTCGACTCTAATTTTTTGAATACTTTTCTAATATGATAAACTGTCTGCGGCGCATCTATGGTTGTATGGCTGTGATGTACTTCGAACGGAACACCGGACCTTTTAAAAAGTTCCAGAATAACATCTGAATCTTTTCCCCCGGAATATGTACATACAACCGGCGCGCGATAATGGCGCAGGCTCATTTCAGACGCCAGCTTGATCCTTTCGATTGCTTTTTGTTCTAAATCCATCTTTTCTCCTAAATCTTAATTTACACATTTACACCGTGCTCTTTCAAAGCCTGTGTCCAAGTTTCTTTTATCTCCTTCGGGCAATGCGCCATAGCATCTGACCATGTAGGCCAACGCCCGTGCTGATCATAGAATTTATACTGATATGCAAGGCTATCCCGATTGTGCGGCTGCTCCGGGTCATGCTTTACTGCACATTCCGGACAAGTTCCCTCCGGTGTTTTACCAAGCAGTGCCATTCCATATATTTTTTTCAAATATCCCATATCTCTTCTTTCTCCTAAGATTTTAAAACTCAGTTACTCCATCCGGGCCTTCCAGATCTGCAGTATTGTCTTCGTACTCGCACCTGGAGATGAGGGTTATATTTTCCACCGGGACCTTGCAGGTTTTCGCAAATCCAGCCTTCCACTCTTCTGCCATCACCGGAAGATTTACGCTTCCTAAATTTTCTGTGTCAAAATCAAACGCCACCATCGCATAACCTGTGCTTTCCGGTCCACCGTATAAGTCAGCCCCTACGATCTCGTAATACAAACTTAATGTTACTTGTACTGTATTCATCTTCGCTCTCCCAATCTTAATTTACCGCCATATAAATAAATGGCAAAAACAGAAACCACATAATATCATCTACTGTCCTCGGCTGGATTTCGCCGTACAGTAACAGCTCTAATCCCATCCAGACCAGGGCCAGCACTATCCAAATATATACAGCCTTTAATGTTCGATCCATTGACCTTTCTCCTGATCTTAATTTAATTTCCTACCAATAACTCAACTGACAACTAAAAAATCAACTCAAAAGTCAATTTCTTTATTCAACTTTCTCAAACCGGTCCATGTAGTGGCCTTTCCAGTCGGCACTTGCATCGGGCTTTTCTTC